CCAAGCACCACACGCAACAAAAGCCGCTACAGAGTAGAAAACAAACGCCCAATCCCAAATAGTCATTTGTTCCATACTCGCCTCCCATCGGGGTAGATTAAAGAATTTGCAACACGGCTTGGTGCTTGAAGAAATTTCAAGCTATTGGGTCGAGTCGCTGCCTTTTCCAAACTGATCGGCGTGTACTTCTTTTTGCCGTATTGAAATACTGGTTTCATAATTCCTCCGTGTAAGAGCGTTTAGTTTAAATTAACATTTTTACCGTGTCAAATGATCTTGTGTGCGATTGGTTGCCTCTTGTGATCGCCAAATTTCTATCCTTGCCTGCGCAGCTATCAAACTCCACCTGATTGTTTCCTCCTGCTCGACCGCCGCCTGCAGCCCCCGCAGCAGGGCAATGTACTCAGGGTGGGCGTAAGCATCGCGCTCTTGCGCTGACACCACAGTCTGCCCTGACTGTTGCATCAGGATCGCTTTTTTAGACTTTCTGAATTCCTCCAAAAAAATGCGGTCAGATTTTGCAGCAGCCAGTTTGGGGGCGTTTTCAAAAATAAAATCAATTGCCTTGTGCGGATCGAACTTTCTTTCTTGCAAGTCGCTTCTCCCTTTCTTTAACCATTGCCTCTGCTAAGTCGTAAGCATCTTTTGCATAGGCAGTAGGAGTTACGTTCGTACCAGTCGCCAACAATCCTGACAACGCCAAGCCTGCAAAAATGTCCATCAAATCTTCGTTATCCATGATTTTTCCTTTTTAACCATAAAGCCATCAAAAGTGCATCAGCGCGACCGTGGTGCTTGACCAGTCGCAAGTCAGCTTCATCCCAATGCAGCCGCGCAGCTTCAAGACTCGCGCCCTTCGCCGATCCAATCAACCCGTGGTACTTCTTCCACGCCTGTGGGGTAACCAAGGTATACGGGTAGCGCGTAAGCGCCGCCACAGCCTCTATAACCCCCGCAGCACGCATGAATTTTGCTGTTGATGCAATTCCTTGTTTGGGCATACTGTGAACCGATTCAACCGCGATCATCGCTGTGTCGTATACGTTGACCCACGACATAATTTTTTCATACAACCAAATCGCATCAACGCGACCGTCAACGCTCAGAATGTCGCCGCAAGCAATAAAGTCTTCATCGTGGTTGATGATGCCGTAAGCGCCCGATGCGCTGCCGGGGTCTAAGCCGATGTAAATCATGTTGCTTTCATCCTGTTGCGAATTTTCTGCGCCGCCTGATCAAGCGCGACTCCAACAATTAACGGCATCGCGTCAACCCCCTCTAACCCCTTGATCATTTCATCAAGAATCTTGGCGCATTCTTCACGCTCAATCGAAATCGCCGTCTTGGTGGTTTCAATGGCAATGGTCATAATCTTGGCTTCTTCAATTGCAAGCCCTTCATCAAATTCGCGTTGAGTGAACAGCGTTTCCCCTGTCCCACGCGCTAAAAATGACTTCTGAAAATCTGATAAATGTTTACTCATTTTTACTTCTCCAGTCTTTGTGAATACCACGGTTGCCTAACTTCCATTCAAGATACACATCTCGCTCTAACAAATCCTTTGGTCGCTTCTCCATCCAACGTGAAATAAATCCAAGTGCCTCGTTTCTGTTTTTGATACGCCACCTGATAACGTACCTAACCAAGCACTGATGTCTGAACTCCTCTGAATTCTCATCCATTCAAAAACTTCCTCAACGCTTGCGCTGCTTGAAATAAACCGACACGATTGTGGTAATCGTTGAAGTCTTCGCCAATGGTGTCGCTCATCCAAAACTTGTACCCCTGCGCAACCTTTTCGCCAGTACCTGACGCATCGTTGTCAGCCACGATTACAACGCCGTTAAACGCCTTGGCGATGCGCGATAGGTTGCCTGCTGAGAAACACACAACAACGCGCTTACGGGCGCGTAGGGCGGTCACAGCGGCATGAATAGATAGACCCGTGGCGTACCCCTCGCACAGAATAGGATCGCCTGTGCCAAACGTAAATGTTGCATCGTTCGTTCTCTGACCTTTCAAGAATTTCTTGTTACCCTCTTCGTCAATCAACTGACACCCGACCACGTTGCCACCCGCACGCATCGGCACAACTAAGGTCTGCCGCTGATCTTTGTACCAAACCAATCCAGTGCCATCCTTGAACCCTTTTGAATCAAGGTAGTCGTGCCGCGCTTGCAGCGTCTGATTGATAATCCAAATTGCTTTCTCAGCCGCCTGCACGCGCCCACGATTCAATTCAGCATCAAATGTCTTCGCTTTGAGAACCACCTTGGGATCAATGACGTAATCCTTTTCAGGTTTCCACACCACAACCTCAGTCTGTTCAGCCCAGTTCTGAACGAATCCAACGTCACCCATGAACTTGTACGCGCCGTTTTTGCTGTGCGGGTGATCCACGGTCGGTACGCGCACCCACCGACCAACATCAATGTCGCGCACAATCAAACCGTGCGCTCTGACAAAGTCTATAAAATTCATCGTTGATTCGCTTTTCTGTACGCAATTAAAGTGTGCTTGATCCAATTCACAGTTTCGGGTGAGGGCGTAGCAGCAACATTTGTCATCTTGCGCGGCTCTAACCCAAACTTCTTCTTGAACTGGTGGTACACCCAACCCGCTTGATAACCCATCCTCTCAGCGTAACCCAACAACTCTGAATGAAACTGTCGGCGGTACGCGATGGCTTCGCTACTAGTCGTGCCAAGTTCTTCCAACTCACCTGCTTTGACCAACACCTCATTCATTCGTTGCCGCACAAAACCGCAGTGTGAGCATACGTCTGACGCACCCCACAAATGACCACACTTCGGGCATTTTGATGCTTTCTTCTCTTTTTCAGTCAACTCAGGTTTAGTCTTTTCACGACCATCATCCAGTTCACCGCATCCGTTCGCGTAAACATCATCCCAATCGTCTTTGAACCGCAGGTAATTTCCTGAGTGATCGATCCACACAGCAAACTCTTTGGTCGGGTGGCTGCGCATAACGCGACCCATCTGCTGAATGTGTGAAGACAGCGACTTTGAGAATGGTCGGGCGCTGACCCCTATGCAAACGTCAGCAACGTCAAAGCCCTTGGTTAAGATGTCAACCGCGATCAAGCCATGAATGGCTGTATCAGGTTTTGCAAAATCCTCAAACACTTGCTTCTTGTACTCATCGTCATCCTTGTACGAAATCGGTATGAAGTTGTACCCCGCCTCTTGAAACTTCTGCGCCAAGTCAGCGCCGTGCGCGACCGATGCACAGAACACAATCGTTTTTTTCGGCATCTTGTAAATCTCATGCGTCATGCGCACCCATTCACTGACAACGTCACCCGTGATCTTGATACCGCGCTCTGTCGCTTCTTTTTCTGACCATTCCCCTGCAATTTTTTTCGCCCCAGTCATGTCAATTTCTTTTGCCACGAACACGCGCAACGGAACAAGGTTCTTGCTCAGTACCAAGTCTTCGGTGGTGACCGTGTTGACCACATGGCTGTACACCTTAGCAAGCCCCTTCGTAAACGGCGTGGCGGTCAGACCGATCACCTTGACATCGGGATTGTTGGCAATGAACTCCTTGGTCTTCTCGCGTGTCTGATGCGCTTCGTCAACGATCAGCAGTTGGAGTCCGGGGAAGCTACCGCGCTTCTCAAGTGTTTGAGCCGAACACACTTGAATTTTTTCATATGGGCGGTAACGCCAATGCCCCGCCTGCAACACCCCGTGACCAATCCCATAGGTGTCAAGCCGTGTCGAGGTTTGATTGCACAGCACAATACGGTCTAGAATCATCGCAGCGCGGCTTCCGTTGCGCCGTGAGTATTCCATCAAGGCAATCGCCATCTCAGTCTTACCCGCCCCCGTAGGGGCGTACAAGAGTTGTGAACGGTGACCTGCCTTGATTCCTTCGCGCAATTTATCAATACCCTCTTTCTGATAAGGAAAGAGTCGTTCATCAATATCAAACATTTATTCGCCTTTTTTAAGTTGCTTCTGCAAATACTTGATCTGTTTTTTCATTTCGCTGTTTTCAGTCAGATAGGTATCGCGGTTGGCACGGATGGATTCAATTTCTTTGTTCAATGTCACGATCTGATCACGCAAATCGCTGATGATTTTTTCTGCTGATAACTTCTCTTCTTCGCTGCCGTCAATCGAATTGACTGCCAACTTGTCATTCAACGACTGGTTCTCTTGCTGCAGCGTTGCAATGGCATTGTGGGCGTTATCTAATTCAAACTTTTCCGCAGTGTACTCTTCAGGATCAACTTTCTTTGGTGCAGTTTTTTTCGGTGCTGCAGGCTTTGGTGCGGCAGGCTTTGGTGCGATGGTGCTGTAAGCCTTGTTGATGCTTATTGTGCCACTAGAAATTGCTGCAGAAAGTTCAGGCGTACCTTTGTCTAGAATAACCTTTACTTTGCCAACCGTGGTTTCGGAAACCCCTGCAAGCTGTGCAATTTCCTTACGGGCATTGACGGGTTCAACAAGGTTTGTTTTTAAAGACAAACCTTTACCACCCTTAGACATATTTGCTTTTCCACGGGAAGTGTACATTTCCTCAAGTTCAAGCGCGTAAACTATTTTTGTAAAAACGGGTAAGCTGCGCCCCGCTAACGCATTCTCTTTCATCCAAATTTTCACTTCGTCAACATTATCAAACACCATCTCAACGGTATCAAAATCAATGTTGTTTTTGGTGCAAATATCATAACGGTTGTGGCCGTCAATCAAAATGCCATCCCACACGACTAGCGCGTCACGGCAACCATCGCGCAATAAACTTTGTTCTAAGTAAAAATACTCATCTTTCGTCAGTGGTGTAATAAACGCTTTTAATTTTGGGTCAATAATCATTTTTTAGATTTCCGATATAAGTCAGGTCGAAGTTGTTGACGGGTAATTTTGCCTTGCGTTGCCTTTTCAATCTTTACCGCTAACGCCGCGCTTGGTACTTGACGCTCGTTCGCAAGCAACGACATCCACGTTCGACTGATGCCCAGTTTGACAGACAGAGCAGCAATTGATCCGTAGGTCGATAGGTACTCTTTTAATTTCATAAAACCTCCAAAGAAAACCAATTGTACATTTTAATTTAACGGGTGTACAATCACTTTTCCTTAACACTGTAGAGAATCAAAAATGAATGACTTAGAACTGAAAGAGGGCGATCCTGCCTATGCACCGTCAAGCGCCACAAGCGTTCAACGTACTTGGAAGCGTCTTGGTTGGATACCGCCAAGCAAAGACCCTGAAATTTTGGCGAAGTGGAATTACTACCAATCTCTGTCAATCCGTAGCGCAGCAACATTGGAAATCAAATGAGAGAAGACGAATACTATCAAATGCAACTTGAGCGTCAACAGATGCTTCAGGAAGCGTTAGAACGCGCCAAGCAAGGCGAAGCAAGCGAGGATGACTGGTCGGTCATTCATTTTGAATGCGGCGTATCACGCCCGATTTTACAAACCGTAGGAATTAAATAATATGGCACTTACAGCGAAAGCAAACATGGGTGGCAGCTTCACCCCAGTTCCAAATGGTATGCATCTTGCACGGTGCTATCGCATTGTTGATTTAGGAACACAAAAAACAGAACATATGGGCGTACCAAAACTTGCGTACAAGGTCATGCTGCAGTTTGAGGTTCACTCAGAAGATGAGAGCGGCAAGCCCACCGTCACGAATAAGGGTGAGCCGATGTCAATCAGCAAGAACTACACGATGTCTTTGCATGAAAAGGCTACGCTGCGCAATCACCTAAAGATGTGGCGCGGTCGTGACTTTACGCCTGAAGAACTCGGTCGTAATGGGTTTGAGTTGAAGAACGTATTGGGTGTTTG